ATCCATTTATCCATAGCCGTCCGTGCGATCTGCAAGCGGTACTTAAGGTCCGCCACTTCAGTTTGGACGTAATCCTCATTCTCTATTTCTCTGACTGTTAGTTCTTTCATCGCATCACCCTAGTTATGAACTCAAAAATTAGCAGAGATTCTATTAATTCGATTACTCCCGCTACGAGTACGGCCCCAACGATAAACCCGAATAGTGGCGAATATAGAAATTTGGTCATTATGTCGGTACTCCAAAAATAACGTGCGCGATTAGCATAGTTGCCGCGACGACAAACGATGAGATAATCACAACCACAAGGACCGCCGAGCAGACAACGCCAAAGATTTTTCCAAACATTATGTTACCCCTCCAACCCGCATGTGCACGCGTACTGTCCGTCACGGACCACCGGGCCGTTGCAATCAGCATGGTGTGAAGCGAGTGACTTAAAGTACGGGTCGGTGAGTAGCCGAAGCACTTTCGAAATTGTGGTTAGACCGTTTATGTCTACGTCTATGTCTATTGCCTTACTCAGCGCGTTTCGCGCGATCTGCAAGCGGTACTTAAGGTCCGCCACTCTAGTTTGGACGTAATCCTCATTCTCTATTTGTTCGATCGTTAGTTCTTTCATAAAATCACCCCAGTGTTATGCAGTTAATTTCGCCCGGTACGGGCGTACTTATCGAGCATTGAATCGATGCGACGCGGATCGAGGGGGCGTGCGCGTAGAATGTAAAACCGAGCACCCCATAAGGCACCCACAATAATAAATTCAGCAGGCGGAACGTGCGTTTAGACATCATCCGTTTAGCTCCGGTTTTTGTGCGAGTACGAGTGCTATCTGCCTGTCCTTAAGCGGTGCCCACCCTGTGATGTTGAAATCCACGTCGTCAATCTTGATCGTCCGCCCACCGAGGGCTCTAAGGGCTGCGTGGCGCAATTGGCCCACACGTGTCCGCTTTATCCGGGTTCCCTCGGCTAGGCCATTGAGGTCCACTTGATTTGACATTGCCCATGCCAATATCTCGTCGATTGTGTATTCCCTCATCCGTTTAGCTCCCGCTTGAGTGATAGCACCACGACCTCAGCTTCGTATGACGTCCAACCTGTAACAATGCACCCGTTTAGCCGTTCATCATCAATAGCCGTGCGGGCCGCAGAACGAAGCAAATACGGCGTAATCCGCACTATGAGCGTGCCATCTGGTATATCCCCGGCGTCGATTTCGTTCGTCATTATCCAATCGGTTATCTCGTCGATAGTTGCCATATTTGCGCTCCGGGTTTAATCAGAAAAGCGACGGTGTCGTCGATAAGTTCCATATTTGCGTTTCCACTCGTTTGTTAAGCTCCGCCGCTTTAGCACGCGGGAGCGCTTTAGCCGTCAGGACATCGGTTCCAAACGACAGAAAAAATAGTTTTTGGATCTCCCGATCCGTTCGTCCGCGCCGGGAGTACAGCCCAGCAAACGTCGCCATATTCTCGCGGAGTTCCATCTGTTGCGTGACACGCTCATCGTGTCTCCCACTAGCATGCGGGTAGTGCGCAGCGTTGGGCGGCGGTTTGAACGTGTCTGCCCGTGCCACCGCGTCCCGCAACGCTTGCAACTCCGGGTCATCCATTTCGACCAGGTCGCCATCGACAAACTGCGGACCTTTGCGTGATGCTGGCGGGGGTGGTGTGTTACCACATCCAGGGCAAGCGGTCATATATCTGGGGTACGGGTCGGTACAGTTAACACACATTCTTTGTGGTTCTGTGCCGTCGTCCTCCCGATCTCCCGGCCGTTTGCCCGCTAGCGTCCACTCACGTGATGCATCCGGTCGGCCGTGTGTCCATGTGTTACAAACTTGATCGATATATGTCGCGAGCGTTTTGCCCTCAGCGATCCGCAGCACACGGCCAAAACGTTGCATATAACTACAAAGCGAACTTGTGGGTGCCAAGTCCAACACACCCGTGATGCAGGGCAAATCAACACCCTCACCAAATAGACCCACATTAAACAGAGCGTTGATGTCCCCGGCCTCAAGACGATTGACCGCCTCCTCCCGGATATCTGGATCCGTATTGCCATCGACCGCGAGAGCGGGTATGCCTGATGATGTAAATGCGCGCGCCTCCTCATGTGCTAGCTCAACGCTGGCGCAAAACCCCACCGATTGTTCGCCTGGGATCCATTTTTGGTAGTTGTCAACCGCATCGCCCATGATCCGAGATTTACGCACGGCGTTAACCGCTTGTTTTTGGCTAAGCTCCCCATTAGCTGTGAGTTTGATGTCCGCTCGGGAAAAATCGGACGGGGGCCTGATGATGCGATAAGGCGTTAAAAATCCGTTTTGGATCAGCCATCGCGGCGACACAGTTGTAATTAAGTGCTCCGCGATACCCGCATATTTATCACCAAGCCCAAAGCCATCGGCGCGTTGGGGCGTAGCGGTTACTAACAAAATCTTGGCTGTTGGGAATTGCTCAGCGGCCTTACCCCACTTGTTATCCCGCAGTACGTGATGGCCCTCGTCAATAATGACAAACGTCACTTGACGATACCACCCGGCAAACTCCCGCAACCGTGTGGGTGTGCACATCGTGTCAACGCTCGCCACGCCCGCTGAGGCATTAGCATCATAAAACGATCGGCCGAGTTTGGACCGGTGCGCGGCTCGGATACGTTTGATAACATCTTTTGGTGCGACGACTCGGTGCGTTATGCCCCGCTTGGCCAACGTCAACGATGCCTGTTGTAAGAGTTCTTTTCGATGCGCGATCAAACACGACGCGCCGCGATGTTGCATAATCCGATGGGTAAATAAAACGGTTTTGCCGTAGCCCGTCGGCGCGACGAACATCAACACCCGATGGTTAAAAAAGGCGTTGGATATCTTAATGTCGTCGCGCGTTTGGTGCTCGTAAAGCTGCATTTTTATGGTTAAATTAGCTGTTGACCGTATGGATATTACCCGCTAGTATCCTCTGGGTCAACACGAAAAACACAGGAGATTTTAGGTGAAAATAACTGATCCACAAATAATTGAGTTGCTCGAGTCCGTACTTGAATTGCTGAAAGGCTCACGGGATGCTGCCCCGGACCACACGGTAGCTGACGTATCCCCAGACGGACGTGTCCGGGGCACAAACGCCCCGCTAACCCACGCAACGCCCGCCCCGGCGAAGACCCCCAGCGCGCGGCAACCCGCCCCAGTAGCTGAACCGCCCGCCAACAGCTCCGATTTTTACGATCCAAGCGACCCAAATAAATCTTATGATCCTAAATCCCCGGACATTGATGGCATCTATGGCGACTTAAGAATACACAGTAAAAATTTCACACGTGTGTTAAGTGGCCAATGGAAACCAAGGCGTAACACAGCCAAGGCGCTGGTCGACCAGGTAGTAGCAGAGCAGCTCGACACGCAACAAGCTAACAGCGGGTCAGTATTCGCCGATGAAGGCACACCCGATATGCTTCCACCCCCTCCGGGACAAGGTCCGGCGATGCCCGCACCACCGCCACCCGTCAGCGAGACCCCCGTCAGCGCGCCACCCGTCAGCGCGCCACCCGTCAGCAGCCCAAAGCAAATGTTGTCATCCGACCCCAATTACACACACCCAAATGCAGTGCCCACGACAGGCATGCCCGAGAATGTCGCTCAACTAATGGCGTGGATGGACAACTGTATTGAGGCAGGTGTCATACCCCCCACCAAATTTGATGAGGCGATGGCTGGGTTTCAAGTACAGCAATTGTCCCAGTTTATGGGTTACGAAGACATGATCCCCCAATTTGTTGCAGCGTGCCGGGCGTGAACACAGACCACGCGTTTCTAGCGCCATCTAGCATGGGGCAAACGGTTTATTGTTCCGCTGCACCCATGCTGCAAGCACGCTATCCAGAGCGGGTCGACACGGAAGACTCACGCCGGGGTGATGCCCTGCACTGGCTCGCGGCGGACAGTTGGATCCACGATTATGACCCGGGTCACCTCGTCGGATCGGAGGCTGAAAATGGCGTCCTCATCACTCAGGACATGTGTGACGAGGTCGAGTTGTACCACTTGGATATCGCGGAAGCGTGTGATAACGATAAGGACGTTAACGCCGTACTAATCGAGCGTAAGGTCACCGTGCCCCGCGTGCACCCCGAGTGTTGGGGTACGTTTGACGCGGGTCTCGTGTCATACGACAGGCGGCGAATTACGATTTGGGATCTCAAAGGCGGGTTGATGCCAGTTCGTGCATTCGAAAACTGGCAGGAAATAACTTATGGCTTGGGCTGGTTATCCGAGCTGGGGTTTGACGACCGCACGGTTGAGTTTGATTTTCGAATCGTTCAACCGCGACACCATCGCGAGAGCGAAAAAATACAATCGTGGGTCGTGCCGGCCGCCGCGTTGCGTGATCATGCAAAACGACTTGAGTGGGCCGCGCTGAAAGCGATGTCAATCAATCCTGAAATGGCCAGCGGACCACACTGTCACTATTGCAGCGCGTCACACCGCTGTCCAGCGGCGCAAACAGCAGCATTGAACGGCGTGGACGTGGCGTTCAATTTTACTGAGATTGTGGATCCTACGCCAGCGGAAATATCCAGCGAAATGCAAACCCTAGAAGCTGCCGCGCGGGCAATCGAATATCGACTCGATGCGGTCCGCGATGACATCGAGTATCAGATATCGACGGGTGTGAGGATCCCCAGTTATACCGCAACACAAAAACTAAAAAACCGCAGTTGGAAGGATGAGGGTAACGTGAAGCTGAAGGCCAAGGCTAAAGGCATCGAGTTACTCGCTCCGCCGAAACTGCTATCCCCTGCAAAAGCAGAAAAAGCCGGAGTACTGCAAAAGTTTGTCGATGACAATACTGAACAGTTGCCGGGAAAAATGAAAGTCAAATACGACGACAACTCACTAACACGCGAGGCGTTATTTAATGCAACAGATCACATCAACAATGGGCCGATTAGTCAGCGGGAAGCTTTGGGAAGGTAGGACCGTAGACGACAACGGCCAACCGATTACGAACAAGAAAACGGGTGCGCCGCAAACTGAATATTATTTCGGTTTTGCGATCCCAAAAAACGACCCAATTAATCAGACGATCCATGGGGTAATGATTCAGGAGGCACAAAGCGCCGGGGCACATCCGGGTATGCAGAGTTGTGTTGATGCGATGTACCAGGGCATATACCCCGCACATCCACAATTTCCTAAAAAAGTATTCTCGTGGAAGTTTCACGACGGTGATTTCTATCCAGAGTCAGAGGGGTTCGCCGGCTGTTGGATATACCGATTTAATTCGGTCTACGCGCCAAAGATAAAAAACTGGAATGGTACGCTGGACATCGTCGATCAAAGCCAAGCTAAAATTGGTGATCATGCGATTGTGATTTTCACGGTTAAGCACAACGACCAGAAGGGCGATCGGGTGGGATTATACCTGTCAAGTCTAGCGGTTTGCATCCAAAAAACTGACACGGCATTAGGAGGCATCAATGCGGCAGGTCTACTATCACACGTTCAACAGCCCGAGGGTCCTGCGGCCAACTTCGGGGGTGGGGCGGCTCCCGCCGTTCATACTCCAGGGGCCACAATGCCCGCACAACCGCCCGGCGCGCCTAACCACATGGCGGGTAAACCGGGCCCTCACACACCAGCGGCCCCCGGGGATCACATGGCACCCCCGGTACAGCAAACACCGGGCGGTATGGCCCCCCAGCCGGGCGGTGCTCCGCCACAGCAAACCCTGGCCAACGTCCCGCCCACGCAAACGTATGACCCGGGAGCTGTGGCGAGCGGTCCACCCAATAGTGCGCCACCACCGGCCAGTTATGCGCCACCACAGGGCAACCCATCACCGCCCCCTCCGCAACCAAACCCAGCGATCACATATACGATGACCGAGTCGGCCGGTGGGGCGACCCGTGAAGCCCTGATCGCAAGCGGTTGGACCGATGACAGCCTAATCGCTGCGGGCCACATGATCGCGCAAAATCACGGAGCGATGAACGCTTAATGATAACTTTAGATTTTGAGACGTATTCGGAGGCCGGATACAAATGGTTCTATCACGACAAAAAACAAATGTATCAGGTAGCCGGCGCCTCAGAATCTAAAGGTGGTAAAAACGGTATTGAATTGGTGGGGACCGCAGCTTATGCGGAGCACCCCACCGCTGAGGTGCTGTGCCTCTCGTACCGATTCCCACGCGATTCAATGACGTATCTTTGGGATCCAACCTACCCCCCGCCACACCGCTTGTTTAAAGCGATCGCGGAGGGTGAGCTCATCGAGGCCCACGCTTCCGGCTTTGAATTTTTAGTTTGGCATTATGTGTGTCATCTGCGTATGGGCTGGCTAGCTCTACCGCTACATCAAATGCGCTGCTCAGCTTCAAAGGCCCGCGCGTGGAACCTGCCGGGCAGTTTAGACGGCGCGGCCAAAGCGTTACGCGTAACTAATCAAAAGGACGCAGAGGGCAAAACGCTAATACAGCGCTTATGCGTCCCGAAATCGCCAGTCAAAGCCGACCCCCACAATTACCGTCGTTTTACCCCAATCACGCAACCCGATTCCTATCATAAAATATACGCGTATTGTCGGACCGATGTTGACACGGAGCATGACGTCTCAGCAGCCTGTCCTGAGCTGTCAGCATTTGAACTCGATGTCTGGATGATGGACCAGCGGATCAACATGCGTGGCGTGGCGGTCGATATGGAGTCTGTCAACAAAGCAATCGTGTTGATCGAGGCGGCTTATGTCAAATATGAAGCCAAATTCGTGCGCATCACTAACGGCGCGGTTGAATCTAGCAGTAAATTGGACCAGCTCAAAAAATGGATGGCGCAAAACGGATACCTAATGCCGTCCATAACAGTAGACACGATACCGATCGCACTCGCGAGCCCGGACATCCCAGATATCTGTCACGCGGCGCTAACAATCCGGGACAAACTAGGATCGGGCAACGTTAAAAAATTGTATAGCCTGCGCCACTATGTCAACACTGACGGGCGTGTCAGAGGGCTATTTATGTATGCACTGACGCACACACGTCGCTGGGCGGGCAAGGGTCCACAACCACAAAACTTTACAAGCACCGGTCCAAAATGCGTGCGGTGTGAGTGTGGCGCAATTATGGGCGCGGCGAGTATCTGGCCGTGCCGAACGTGCCAGCGCCCACCAGGTTCAACCAACGCAGTACCCTGGGGCATCGAGGGCATCAACGAGTTGTTCAAAACAATCGCAACGGGTGACCTGACCGCGCTTGAAACATCATGGGGTGATCCACTGACTGCAATTTGTGGTTCCCTCAGAGGCATGTTTGTCGCGGGGCCGGGCAAGGAACTCATTTGTTCCGATTTTTCCGCCATCGAGGCGGTGATCCTGGCAACACTAGCGGGCGAAGAGTGGCGGCTCGAAGTGTTTCGAACGCACGGCAAAATATACGAGGCATCAGCTAGCAAAATTACGGGCCGCACAATGGAGGAGTACGCGGCGTACAAATTGCAACATGGCGACCATCACCCCGATCGTAAACTCGGAAAATTTGCAGAGCTCGCGAGTGGGTACGGTGGGGGCCTCGGCGCGTGGAAAAACTTTGGCGCGGATGAGTACCTGACTGACGCGCAGATCGAAGAGGCAAAAGACGCGTGGCGCGCGGCTAGTCCAAATATCGTCAAGTTGTGGTACGCATTGGAACGCGCGGCCCATGCGGCTGTCGCGCAGCCGGGCACTGTTCACCGCGTGGGCCTAATCAGTTACCAGGTCCGAGACGATGTGCTTTACGCGCTGAAACCCAGCGGCGAAGAAATGGCATATCACAGCCCCGAATTGCGACCCGTCATGAAGTGGGGCAAGCAGCAGATCGAGTTAACCTATATGTGGGCCTCAGCAAAACATGGCTGGGTGCGTGAATCGACGTACGGCGGAAAATTAACAGAAAACATCGTCCAATCGATTGCGCGCGATCTAATGGCCAACTCAATGCTGTTGTTGGATCGCGCCGGGTATCAAATAGTTTTACACGTTCACGACGAAATCGTAGCGGAACAACCGCTCGGCACGGGCGACATTGCCCGCTTCGAGCGAATCATGTCAACAATGCCCGCGTGGGCCGCCGGGTGGCTAATAGAAGCTGTGGGCGGTTGGATAGGGCATCGATACAGGAAGGAGTGACCGATGACAAGAAAAAGCACCATGGTTGAGCTCGTAGCAGAGCTCCAAAAATTACCAAAATCGGACCGAATCGATTTCATGATCGCGGAAGCCAAAGCAGGCGAATACCACGATTACAAAAACGTAAAATACGCTTGCGGGAAGGTCGAGTCATCGCAACGATTGCGAAAACTGGGCCACCGTGAGCTCGCGATCCGCATCGAGCAGGGCGAGTTTGACGAACAGATGGATGAGTCTGATAAACAAAACATGCGTGATGAGCTGGGCAGTGACGCCCAAGGCGAAGCGCTCAAGAAAATGTTTGGGTTATGAATATGTTAGATATAGATGAAGTACTAAAAGACGTTAAAACAGAAATCGGCCGAGCTCGCGAAAAGTTTCCGAAATCAACGGACCTGCTGCCCGCGCTGGTCGAAGAAGTCGGCGAGCTGTCACAAGCGCTATTACAGCAGAAACACGAACCCAATAAAGACAAAGGCAGCGTTGACATCTACAAAGAGGCGATTCAAGTCGCATGCGCCGCGCTGCGGTTAGCCACGGAGGGCGAACCAAATTTTCCGCTATATGAGCCTCGTGTGGGCAGTGTTTTGCATCGCGTGAATAGGGACTGCTGATTACAAACTATGTACAGACTTTCGTCGGACGATAGGTTAATGTGTACATACAAATAAACGAATAGAGGAACCACAAAATGACTATTGCTACTTGGATTAAGCGTTTATTCCCCCCATACGAGGGCCGAGGCGGCATGCCACCCGACACAGCACGAGCATGGATCGAGCAGTGGCGCAAGGCCCACCCGGATTTAGCCACCGCGTGGGCCGAATCGGACCTCCCATTACCCGAGCTGCCCGAGTGGGTTGAAATGCATGAGGGCGAGCTGCGCGGTACGGGTAAAACGGGCGTAAAACCCGCCCTTAAACGTCCACCCCCGCCCCATGTAGACAACGCAGCAACGCGAGCGATGATAAACAGGTGGCAAAAAGAGCGCCCCCAAGATTGTGGATCCTATGACAACGACCGATACCGGAAAGATAAGGCTGATCCCCGGGTGTATCGCGCAACCGCGAAAATGTTTAGGGCACAATCAGCCTTTATTGACGCCCGTGCTCAAGTGATACAAGAAATGGAGCTCCAGGGGTACCAAGTTTCAGATGAGATTCATGACGAGCTGATTTTTACGAAGGTACCCAAACGATGAAACAGATAAAGGCCCTGTACGCCGTATTTTTATTTCTTATCGCGATCTACTTTTGCACGGTCGCTGCCGAAAAACTCTACGTCATACCCGAAAAAATCGCGCTGTGCGAGCGGCTCGGCGGCGAGTACGTCGCGGGACTGCACGGCACAGAAATATGTATTCGAAAAACCGCAATTATCGCTGACTGAGGAACCACAATGATGCATTCAAAAATGAAAGAAATGTTGAAACAGCACGAAGGCTACGTCGATCACGCCTATAAGTGCCCAGCCGGTTACTGGACCATCGGGTACGGGCATAATCTAGAAGCACACGGGGATGTAGGCCCACGGGTTATCCGCGCGTTAAACGACGGAGAAATGGAAATTCGCGTCAGCCGTAAACTCGCGGATCAACTGCTAGACGAGACGATTGATCAAATCGAAAGTGCACTATCCTCTAAAGTATTTTATTGCGCACTGAACAGCGATCCCATTCCCCAGGGCGTCCTGATAAACATGGCGTTTAACATGGGCGTGACAGGCCTGTTGAGCTTTAAAAACATGACGGCAGCTCTATCCCAGCGGGATTTTGAAGCGGCGTACAAGCATGGCTTAGATAGCAAGTGGGCGCGTGATGATGTGCCCTACCGGGCGCAAGAGCTGATGTGCGTTATGCGTACAGGGGTGATCTGATGGATAAACACCAACACATGATCAACATCATCGAAGCGCATCGCGCGGGTAAGCGAATCCAGGCGCACGAGCGTGATAACCTGCACGAATTTTACCTCGGACAGGATCACGATTTTGATTTCATGCACGTCGATTATGCTGTTATCGAGCCGCGCGTATTTTATCTGCTGAAATCTGACTCCCCCGTGGACTACATGGATGGCGCAAAGATTGGTCCATATTTAGTTATTTCGGAAAACGATGCGAAACGACTACACAGTGTACCGACCCCAATAATCAAAGTAATCGAGGACTTAGATTATGACGGATAGCCTACCCCCATTTTACAAGTATATGGCCCCTGGCATTATGGAAATTTATGGTGATGAGTTCCGTGCGATATCCATCACCGCGCTAAAGTCTGATGCCGCACAAATCGTTGCGGACCTCGATTCCGGACCAATGGGTGTGACGAGGCACAAACGAGCCGTCGCGATCATAATGTCTCCTCAAAGATACCGTGAGCTGTTTCTCGCTTATGTACGGCAATACAATTTGTAACAAGACTACCCCGTCGTAATGGGTTATTATGTACATACTAATTCATTACCCAGGACGGACAAATGATCCCCGCAACAGTACTACTCATCGCAGCTTACGGCCTACTTTACACCCGACCCGATTTAATCCCCGTGGTTGCCACCGGCACCGGGATCGTGGGTGCGTTTATCCAAATTTTGGGGCTACTATGACTAACTGGATATTGATCGCCACGTTCGGTTCGCTCGTGCAATTCGCATCGGTTCATGACACCCACAATAGTTGCCGTGGTGGCAAAAAATCGTTTCGTGATCTAGGCACATTGTCAAGCACCTTGACAGTCGGTGACACCCGATTTTTTGTTTGTGGACACAACCCGATACAAGTCAGCATAGACGGGGTGTGTCGGAGCTGGGCATATAAATGCACCCCTACGCGCAACCGCATATTGCTTAAAGAACTGGAGAATCGAAAATGGTAGTCACAAAAGAAATGCAAGAATTGATCGACATGTTTACTCGCATGAGAATGCTCGACGCTGCACTGGGGGCAAACCACAAGTGGACACCAGCGTTTTGTGATCTGGCGTGCGTGATGTATCAGCGCGAGGTTGACATGTTGGAGGGTCATATCGCCCCATTAGTGGCGTTCCGTATTGCCACCCGTTTAGGCTTCAGCCGCGCGGAACTAAAACGCCAATGCAAGATACATGACGTAACGGGCGGTCCACAGTAACACAACAGACGGGGCAGTCGTTACAGGTTATTGTGTACAGACAAACTAACCCAACGGGCGATCTATAAGCGTGACCCGTCAATCCGGTTAAAACGGGGTTCGCACGCTCTAAAAACTTTACCGGATCACGTATCACTCGATACCACAGGCTACTTGACTGATGTAACGATTACATTTGAGGATTAGAAAATGACACACATCATATTCAAAAAAGTACGCGACGCGATCGGACTGGACAAAACCAGACTGGAGCCCTTCGCTGATGGCATCGAGAGGGCGTGTAACGAGCCCGGCAAACCAATCGAATACACAATCATGAATAACGGCACAAAGTTGCCTCATGACATCACAGTGCGTGATCAGAACGGTAAATACATACTAGATATCATTAGCACGGGAGAGTGGATGTACGCCAGCGGTGGGTTTGGCTCGTACCGGGTGGGTTTCGGGGTTTCGGGGCTACTGGTATTTTATGTAGTTTTTTGTTTAAAACACGAAAACGGGCTGCGGTACTTGACACAAGATATCCGAACATATGTCGACCTTAGAAACGACGTGACCGGGTTGACCCAGCGAGCATACGCGGAAGGTTTCACCGCAGAGTCAGTTACACTTGATGTGCTACCGATGGTCGCGGCCCGCCACGGCTCGACAAGCGTCATTGACCACTTAATCAAAGATAACAAGATTAAAATTGAGCAGCTCGCCCTCGCCAACGGCGGGTCATATGCGCGGGCCGAAAGACAGCGAGCGGGTAAACTGATGGGCCGCATGGGTTATGCCCACCTCGAAACGACGAGGGCATCCGATGGGAAAGTCACCGTTCACTGGGCCAAACACCCACAGAATTTATTTTTCTAACACGGGGAAATTATGAACGAACTTTTAGTGAACGAGCCCTCGGTCTATATCTCCCGGGGCCAAGGGAGTCCCTTCACTTCCGGCGGTTGGTCTTGTCGTGAGCCTACCATCTACGCGTGCTACAGCTTAGAAAACCGGGGCGAAATACTCTCAGATTTCGGCTTTGGGACATATGACGCTCTCGAGGCGGCGCTAACATATAGTGTGTTTGTCATCGTCAGAAACGCCCGGGGCATCGCAACACTATTACGTGGGGGCTTTGAGGTCGCACTACTGGCGCCGGGTGATGACATCGAGGGGGCCATATCAACGATTAGAAATGCGCTACCCCAGAAATTACAATCCGGCACCCCGCTCGCGCCGACCGTCACGCCAGAGTACGCTATCGGCGCGGTCTATGACGCTGGGACGGGCGCGCGGGGCGATGACTTACTGAGACTAGCAACTGTGGATGCAATGGACCGATTAGTTGCTGCACAAGATTTTGAGAGGTTGATACGTGGCTGAAATCAAACAGTATTTTCTATCCGAAACGGTACCAGAAACAACATCAAACTGATATCAGGAGAACAACATGAGTGATCACATGTGTACATGCGTTGAGTGTATGGGCGATCTGCCCGAGCCGGAACACGTATTAGAAAATGGGGAGTACTCCATACACTACGAAGGTAAGCGGGTGACCGGACTGTTTGACACCTCAGATGAGGCTTGGGCCGCGCTGAACCGTGAACACCCACAGAAACGGAAATACGAATTCTAACGAGAAAAATATGAAAGTAACTATAAACGCAGACGGGGCGATGCACATAACCGCTGAGAGCGACACCGAAGAGTACACCCTACGAAAGTGGTTGGCTGATTGGGACGAACATAGGGTTGACCTCAAAGTGGGCAGCATGAGCGCCTCATGTGAGGCCAACCACAAAAAACTAACCGAACGACAACATCCTCCAACCAGAGATTAGGTTATACTGTACATACTGATAACTAATCGAGGTAGCGATTATGGCTAGGCCACCTACACCCGCGCATAAACAACATTCTAAAAGCGTTCACGTACTCGTTACGCCAAGTCAACAGAAAGCGCTAACCGCTAAAGCAGCTAGGGCAAATTGTTCTCGGAGTGAGTTTCTTCGCCGCTCGGCGGGGTTAACTGGTCCTGTAGCGCCCTGATTTCAAGTTCCATTTTTTGCTGCGCGAGCCGATCGCGTTTGATTTTGCGTATTTGGGCACCAATTAATAGCAGTGTCAGTAGTAGCCCGAACAGTGAGGCGAGTTTGCCAATTCCGTCGGGTATCAATTCTAATAGTCCTTGTGCAGCGGTCATTATCACTACGACCACGCCGAGCCGGGTATCCTCAAGCATGTGGGCCATTTTAACACTATCCCCCTTGAATTAAAGCCCTCAACTCATCAATTGAACTTGTTAACGTGTGTATCTGCGTCTGTTGATCGTTGATTATCGCTTTCAGTGCTTGGACCGACCCATACAAATCCGTCGCTGCTGCGTCGTGACGGATCGCCAGTACCTCTCCGAGTTTCTCATTCTCATACGTAAATACATTTTGTGGTTCTAATTTCTGAATGTCTTGAGCGGTAAACCCGATTTTCAGACCAGACGTTACACCGATATTATCGATCGCCTCCTTTTTCCACTCATATGAGATCGGCTTTCGAGCGAGCACGCGGTCCAAACATTCAAATGGATCGAGTGGCCCTTTGACGTTTTTCAATCGCTCGTCGGACGTACACGTGCCGGTCGAATCCACGTTACCCGTTACCTGTACGCCTGTGTCCGTCGTTACTATCCGCTTGACGTCCTCAAAGTAGAGCGCAACCGAGTGCCCATCCGTATCGTTAGACATAACGATATACGTTTCTGTGGACGCGCCCCCCAAAATGCGACCGCGAAAAACTATCTCACCGCCGCTAAAATCTTGATCGATAATAAAATCAATAGCCTCTGTTTCCACGGCGTCAGGGCCGACCGCGCATACGATGCGGGACGAATTGGCCGCAACGTGAAACATGTGGATCTGGGAGTCATCGTCACCAACTACGTTCTTAGAGACAAATAACGGCGTATCTAGTGTAATGTCGTTTGCGGAAGCTAACGTCACGGCCGTGGCGCCAGTTAGCTCGATCGTTTCAGTGTCGGACGTCAACGTCTCGTCTACTGACAAATCTAAAATAGTATTGCCGGCCGAATCATTAAGCGTCAAAATGTTACGCGCGATATACTCGATCGCGGTCAGTAGTTGAGACGAGCCGCCAGCTATGTTACTCGAGTTGTCCGGCGATCCGGACGGCACGATCGAGGCGTTAGTGACGAGCGCCTGGAATAATCCCCAAATATCATTTACAAGTATCGACACCCAGGGCGTACCCGAAAAATCTCCTGGAACGGCGTCATTGGTCGCGCCACCAAACGGAAAATTTGCATCCGGGGCAGACGTGCTAGCGGCAAGAGTGGGGTCGGTATCTGGGTTAATCATATTATGTGTACTCAATTAGCATGCCGAGCCAATTCTGGGTCGGACATATTTTTAGACAAAGAGTCTCAAATTCGTTTCGTCGCGCCACGTCGACTGACGCGATCGATGGGAAGGTCTCACCCCCCAGATATATAAAATATGGCCACAGCGCCGAATCAGCGGTTATAGCAGGCAGATTAGCTGGGTCCGGGTTATTTACGATCGCAAATCCGGTTGGCGAACTGGAGGATCCACAAGATGTAAATCCGTCCCCGCATGACGACACCCCGTTGCCTGCGGTGCCTGTAAACTCGTTACCATCGGACAACACAAGCTGGGGGTTCCGAGCGACGGGCGCCCCGACTACGGGCAGCTCCCACCACTCGTGGATAAAAACGTCAAAACCCGCGGCCTGTAAAGTTGTCTGAATGTACGACGGCGATTGACCCCCCGTTGCTTGCCAGGCGGATGCGATCGCCGCGCGGCGGTCCGCTTCAACGACGGTTTTGTTTGTAATTCCGAATTGTGTTTCCCACAACTCGAGTTCCCGGGTCGTGCCCGGAAACAGATCGAGGTAAACGAGGTCAACAAACGTTTTGTAATCCGCGCCCAATCCAGACAGGCCTTCAAAGAATTCGCGCAATTGTTTGACAATCACCAATGACCATTTATCCGAGCGAAAAATTAAGTGCTGGAAAACTCGAAAAAATAAGTCCATTAGACGAACGTCACGCTAGTTGATAGTTTTGACAGCTCACCCTCGCCGAGCGTATACGTCGTAATAAAGCCACCCCCGCTCGTCAGCTCAAATTGGACCGTTGTAAATGTACCCCCTGCCGCATTGACGATGTCATAAACCAGGTTAATTAACGCGTTTTGAGTAATCTCCTCCTTTTTGGGCAGTATCGATAATCCTTGTATAAACGGCTCGCGCTCCGCCAGAAACTGGACTACAGCCGCGTCGATTGACGCCTGAACACTCGCCGGGTCATCAACCGTCAGGCCCGACACCGTCACGTCAAAGCCCGTCCGAGTGATCGATATAACATTGGGAAACGCGGTGGCCGGTCGTCGGCTCGCCAGTCCATCAACATCCAAATTGATCGCATCAAGTACGTCGTCTAGTAGCGACTGCGGTGCGATGCCGTCCGGGTCAATCGTGCTGTCCGCTTCGACATAAACGTCAACGATGCCTGGTGTTGCGCTCGTATACGGATAAATTCTTGCAACGCCGTCAACCTCGCTTCCCCATATCCGGTAGTCGGCATATGCGCCCCCTTGTGGTTGTGATTGAAATCGCTCGATAATTCTTATGCGGTAATCGGCGGAGACCTCCGCGTTGGTGCCCGTGACTGTCAGCGTGTTGACCACGGTGTCCCGATTAACATTAGCCAGTGCGTTTGCAAATGACACGATATCACCGGGGTCCAGGTTACCGATTGCCCCCGCCCCGCCCGTGTCGGCCTGATCGTTAACCGCACGTATTGTGGTTGTCACTGTCGATGCGTCGAGTAGCACCGCCGCGATCGTGATATATGTCACGCCGTTAGTTGTGTTGAGCAGTTGGGCGCCCGCGGCGAGTGTGCCGACTTGATTTGTGACCGTGATGTCAATAGTCATTTCAGCGGCGACAGCGGCCCCGGGTAGACCCGCTCCGGACAGCGTGCCCCACTCTTCGAGCGGGGTGATAATTTTGCCATTGACTTCGGTGGGCTGGTCGCTAGCGGTTGATACGAATAGTTGTAGAAATATAAAACCTGAGTATTTATATAGCAGGATAAATACCGCGGCGAGCACTTTGGACAGCCACCGAATGAACGCCTTGGGCAGCAACGGCACGGTTTGATTAATCGCCGCTTCGATCTGCGCGAGGATGTTGTCCGCTATGTCTTGAGTGGTTGGAGTGATTAGAGCCATTAATAGATACCCGTGCGGGTGCAGTTGTGAAAACCATCAAAAGCCGTTACGCAAAAGCCGCTTGTTTTGTTATAGGCAATCCAGCGGCCATATGACCAGGGTATAACTAGTCTGCAGTAGCCCTCGTATATATCTTGTATCTTTTGCCCGGGTAGATTCATAGGGACGCCTGCCAGTTCTCGGTAAAATTAAATTCTTTTCGCTCACCGTCAGCCTCTATTGTAACAGATATGTTGACCCGGTTAAGCGCGGGGATAGTGACGTCAACATCGACGTTGTTGGCGATCTTTAACTCGAGCAGATCGCTGAGGTCGGTCAACACCGCGTCCCGTAGAACCACAAGGTTAGCCGAGCTCGCGGCAAGTTGTTTAAGTACGTTTTGAGTGCGCGATCGGTACCTGCGGGACGGAACGGTTTCAATTGCATTTCCCCACCAGCTCAACGGGTCATCAGCGATGCCCGAATCGTCCTGATTGCCCCCGAACAGTAGTAGATATGAGTACGTTTCAAACGACTCAGTCATCCGCATCAAGCCGCCCTCGATGGTTAGCTCCGCACCGTTGCGTGTCTGCTCGATTAGGACGTCGCCCTGCTGCAACTCATTGCTGACGTCAAAATTCAGTAACGGTTGCGTGATTAGCGTTTGGGTGGGCTCAATTATCGGCTGCCACATGGATTCGGAAAAATTTTGGATGTCCCCGGTCGCGCCGTCCCCGGTGTCTGTTAGTATGCTACCCGCGCCCTCGTCTAGCGGCCAAAACTGATTGGCGTCTATTGTTGCGATACGCTCCGGCTCGTTGTTGTACACTCCATCTGGCCCTACGGTATCGGCAAAAAAATCTGTACCACTAGCTTCATCTAATTTGTAATCTCCTACAACAATGCCCCCCACCCTGTAGGAAAAATCATACATATAATATTCGGCTGTTTCGGCCTCAAAACCTTCATTGAGAAATTTCAAAATTCCCGAAGTTGTAATACCGGATAGCGTAGCTGCAACGGATACGCCATCATAAAAAATTTCAGCGCCACCACCATCAACAACCAACTTAACTATGGTGTCTTTCCCTGTCGGAATAGGCGCACTGATTTGCACCGATACCACAAAAACAGCTAGACTCGTCGGATTAGGATCTGGATCGAGAATAAATTGAAGAAGTGAATTATCATGAAAAATCTTAAGCCCCCTATCCGGTAACGCAGAAGGCATACTAAGCGTAAATTGTACCTCTAATGGATCTGACCATGAAATATTGCCATGTTGAGTTAGATACAGTGAGGCTGGGAGTAGCGCACGAAAGAGTGTGAAATTTCGCCCAACATACGTAACGGTCAACCCAGTCATCGATCCACTATAGCTAAATCCAGAAGTCGCATTACGCCCATACTCGACCAATGGCGCAAGCGTATCAGCAATCGTGACCACGTCATCCACGAGTATCGGTACCCCCAATATCGAGTCAAACACGCGATCAAAATGCGCTGGGTTATCAATCGTCACGCTAATAGTGGACCGCGCGGGCACTATCGTATTAGCCGTCACATACTGATCAACGCCGTTGAACACTAGTTTATCTGTCATAATTTAAACCTGCTATGGGGGCGGTGGACCAGCTTGTGGGGTGCCTGTGTTGCCTCCGCCGGCTGGCGCAACATGAAAATGATCGTTAAACACAGCGACATGCGCGTCAAAATCCGCCTGTAGTTGATCCAAATCAACGCCTGCCGATGTTTCAACCTTACCACTGCTGTCAATCTTAGCACCGTTAATATTGACCGTGCCGTTAGACGTGATCGCAATCGTGCCATCGTTTTTTAAGTGTATGGACGAGACAATCGCGCCGCCCGAATCCCGTGCGTATATCCGTTTTTCTCCGGGGTTAGTAACCCCCGCATTGACAACATCTAAAAACGCGACGGCAATTGGCGCGCCATTTTTCTGTGAATCGCCGATAAACGACGCGTCCGCAGCTAGGGGTAACGCGTCATCACCGGCCGGCTGGTAAAGTGTGGATGTTGTGGGCGCATTGCCCCACGGATCAACTTTTATGTCTGCCGTAGGCGCTCGCCCCGGGAGGGCACGACGTACCATCGACAGGACTGTTGCAACTAATCCCATGGCATCGTCTCCGGTACCGTTCCCGACAACGAGCCAGGTAAGATACATTTTAATGTTGCAGTTTCACCGCTTGCGCTACGCGTTAACGACACGGACCGTATTAAAAATTCGTAAGACGTATAGATCATCGAGCGGGGTGATATCACATTGATAGTAGTATTTGGCAACCACAAGACGCCACTCGAATCGCGCCACGTAGACACAGTGATATCATATTGAACCGCGCTGGCGAACATTCGCCCCGCTTTAGCTTCGACGGCCTCCTGGATACCCGCGCCGTCAGTATCCGGCACGTTAAAAGTCCAGGGGCGGACCACGCCGTTTAGTCGTGGGTTGACTTGCGTGTATTGATCGCCGCCCTCACCATGCCACGCTGGCTGCATGCCCGTAACATGTGAGTAATATTTTTGCGATTGAATTTGTGGAGCGACGGACATCAACGGTGACAGCCCCTCGGTCAATTCTGCAACGGGCTTGCCTGGCGTAACTGGACGCTGAATTAACAGTTTACCCGCAGCGGTGTTAGCGATAACCATGTTACGTTGTCGAACCAGACCGACGAGAAACGAGTAAACGGTCGCCCCGTTTTTAATTGCGACTTGCTCAAACACCGGACCGACATCGCCGATATACTCGACGCCCAGGCCGAATTTTGCAGCTAGGGCATTTGCGATCGTGATAAGTGTAGCGTCCCTAAACTCTAATTTTTCACTGGCGCTAGCGGGCATCGTACAATCATTTAAAACGCCCGGTTTTGAGTAGCACTCGACGCTGACAGTATTGGACGACGCGGACAGCACGGTTGATACGTTTACCTTGGTGCCTGTGAATAATCGCACGCCGCCGACATCCACAGAGATATCGTCAAACTGTAGGGGTCTGAGGGCCGCGCGGAGCTCGAGGTCGTCCGGTTCGAACGGTCCGCCGAACCGCACTCGATCGAATGAGTCCATTGATCGGTTGATCGTGACATCCGTGAAAAATCGTAGTGTGTCGGTGCCGAGTTTTAACGTGACCTCATTATCAGATATCGCTGACGTGGCGGTCGGTATCAGTCCGAGCGCAGCCGGGTTGTCCGGTATGACTAGTGAGGCGCCAGCTGGGGGTGGTTCGGTGACTCCCGGATTCGCGTCGCTAATTAATGACGAGAGGGTCTCTAGCCCATAAACGCGACGGGCTATTAGCTCAAACGT